AAAAGCTATTAAAAAGCTACTCCAGAATAGCTCTATCGCGCTCAAATATATTTTATAATAGTTTATACGCCGAAAAAATTTGAGCGCGACCAGAGCGATTCTGGACGTTAATAAATGTTAAACGAGGTTTCAAAAAAAGCAACAAAAAAAAATAGGAGCGTGCTTCTCAGCAGGCTCCTACGTAGCGATTAAAAAATAAGATAATTGGCTATGAAAGTGTGTTTGTTACATCAAATCGGCACTACCATCAGCCTCAGCCTCAGGCTGCTCTTCAGTCTCAGCTTCAGGCTTATCGAAGGTCTTACCTTCCTCGATAGCCTTGTCGTAGGCTTCCTTTGCCGATGCCAGAGCTGCTTCACGCTTCTCAACGAGCTGCTTGGCTTTCTCGAGCTGGAACTTAGCCTTTTCCAACATATCAGTTGCATACTCAAGGGCTTCTTTCTCGTTCTTCGTGGGCTTGGGCTCTGTAGGCTCCTTGTAGCGGCGAGTGGTGAAGGCTTCGTTAATCTTCTGGCCAACCTCATCGAGTTTTTCTGCAATCTGCAGTGTGTCAAGTGTAGACACCTTGTGAGCGTACTTCTTCGGAGCATTCTCGTCTTCCTGGTCGAGCTCAATGCGGTAGAGAATGGACTTGGAACGCTTGGCAGGAACGAGTGAAACGATACGGCCTGTAACTGTGGATGCATTCTCGGCAATCTGTCCGTATGCACCAGCCTCAGGGTAGCTGACAGTCTTACCAACATTGCCGATAACCTCCTGTACAGCTGCCTCAATTTCCTCATCAGTCCAAGGCTCTTCATTTACAGCCTCGCTGCCTTCAGCCTTCTTGCCACGAGTGCGCTTTGCACGCTCAACAGTCTCGTCGAGAATCTTGATGAGCTTAGAATCGTGAGCTTTAACCACACGGCGGCCATCGTCAGTCTTGATTGCAAACATTACTTTGTTTGTACGCTTCTCCTCAATGACGGAGACAATAACACCGTCTACCCAATCAATAGAGTTGAACGGAACAACCTGACATTTGTGGTCGACAGCCTCAACACGAAGCTTTTCAGCCAGAGTAGCACGCTCTTCGTCGGTCATCTTGGCAGGCTTCTCCTTAGCAGGAGCCTTTTCAGCTTCAGCTCCGTTCTCTGCGGCAGCGATAGCCTTCTTTTCCTCCTCAGTGAGCTCAGCTCCATTGCCCTCTTGGGTACCGGCGCTGGCACCAGCAGAAGCAGCATTACGGGCATTCAATACGTTGAGGATTTCATTCTTCTCTTCCTCACTTGCGGTCTCCAACAAAGCGTTAAGTTTCTTGGTGCTCATCTGAGCGAATTTCTTAGTAGTTGCCATAATTGTTAATTTTAATAATTTAACTTTGGGTTATTAATAAATGTATTTTTTTTAATTTTGATACTGCAAAAGTACACACTTATTTTTAAACTGAAAAATTTTTTATGTTAAAAAATGTAAAATTAAATGTTAAAATCTGTTAATGAATTTTTTGTTATTAAAACCTCGTAGTTATTTCCTACGTGCGTGCGTACATTATTTATATACGCATGCGCCTGCTAATACTTGGCTCCAAAACTCTTTCCCATGTGAAGTATTTAAGAGATTTTGCGAGTTTGGTTCTGCCATCAATGTTTTTCTCAGTAATGTATAAACCAAATCTTTTTGCAATAGTGATTTTGTTATTGAGGTACTCGTCTTTAGAGATTAAGCCTCGGAGTACAAAACGGAATGGGAACAACCACAATTTGTCATTTAGAACTGAGAAACGGGACTTAAATACGCGACCACTCTCTTCATTTTGCTTTCTTACATAAATCCTAATCATAGCCAAAAAGTTTATTATTCTTCTTCAAAACTATATTCGACTTCATAACCTTTAGCGATATACTCGAGAACGCTGAGAGTAACGTCTGAGGATAAACCATTGTATATTTCTTCCAGTAATGTATCTGCTCCAATAGTTTCCTTAAGGAGATTAAAAAGATACGAGGCTTTTTCTAATGTGTCCATATTACTTAAATTTTAGAATTATGCGATTGCGAGTCGTGAGTGTTGTGCATCGAGTCTTTTCTGCATCATATCAGCATGGTTTTTATATCCTATTCTCTTTGCCAATACATCTTGATATAGCCACTTAGCATTGAAACAGATAATAAGGATAATACGATAAGCAGCTGCTATGAGCAAATGGATAATGTTGCGAGTTATGATTTTGGCAATTTGCCATTTTGATTTCTGCTTCATATTTTTAAATATTATCATATTTCAGTTCTACTGTTTCGTCTTCTCTCGTGCAGAATGTAACTATGTTTTGTACTCCCGCAATCGTTGTCTCGTTTTTATCCAGCAAAAAACAATCTGCATCTTGGTTGGACGATAAGTATTTTGCTTTAACGCATCGGCTTACGCTCTTTTTTACCCAATGCTCCTGGATTAATCTTGCAGCTTCGTCAGGGATTTCAACCTCCACACAATTATTACGAAAATTGTTCCCGAAATACGTTTTTACGATTGTTACCAACTTTGCCATAATATTAAATTTTTAAGGTTATTTAATCATTAATTTAAGTTCTGCTTTAATGCGCTCGGCATCTTCACCTCTCCAACACGAAGCGTTTGCCAGAAAATACCTTACAATAATATCAGCAGTTTCAAATAAGTAAGGAGCATTTTTGTCACTTGAGTTAATGGTCTTCATTGCCTGCAAATGAGGCTTTGCACCGAAGTAGACATTTTTCCATGTCTGTTCAATTTCACGAGCAATCTCTGCAAAAGTTCTTTTGTTCTGTCCCATAATATTAAATAATTGAAATTATACTTGTGCAAATCCACTTTTCATTGATAATAATGTCGAAATAATCATTTGGCTCAAAATACTTTTGCATTATTTGGCATTCAGTGTCAAACAGCTCATTAAGCTCAGCATCACTAATTTCATCATTATTATCCACGTTAATTAATGATAAGCTTAATTCCTCGATTTGTTCAGCTCTATCATTCGTGCCACAATAGCGCTCTGCGAAATCATTGAATTTAATTGTTGCCATAATCTTATTTTTTTATTTTGATACTGCAAAAGTACACATTTATTTTCAAACTGAAAAATTATTTATGTTAAAAAATGCAAAATGAAATGTTAAAATTTATATATCTGTTTTGCGAGTCTAAATCCCAATAATATTCCATTCAAGTACTCAAACATTTCTGAAAATGGCATCGAGATTGTTTCCAAATAACTGTATTTCTTTGATGCTTTGCCCAAGTCTGTAAGTGAGAGCTTGTACTGGCGTATATGTGCGTCATACAGTACCCTGAAGTGCTGTTCACCAATGATTGCATTGAGCTCTGCACACATATTAGTAATTGGGTTGCTCTGAGTTTGTGGATAATATCCCATATTATTTCAATTTTACGTAGCTTCCAAATTCTTTATCAAATGCTGTGGGCGTGGTATGTTCTGCGGTCCAAATATCGAGCCAAGCGTTGAATGGCTGTATGCAGTTGTTCCCGAATATATAAACGAGGAGCACACCAGTCGCAAACTGTACGCGCCCATGATATTCAAATTTGTTGGACCTACAGAACTCTTTAAGAGCCTCAATAAATTCTTCTTCTGTCATTTTTGATTTTTAATCATAGTAGGGCACTATTGCCTTTGTACCCAACGGAAGAGTCGAACTTCCGCTTGTACCATATTGGGCTGCGTGAGTGGTGATTTAGTCAATCACCACTTGCTTTGTGTCACTATCGCCATATATGGTCGATATGAGTGTGAAGCTTTTTGGATTTCCATTTTCATCCAATTCTTTCGATGTCTTATACAATAAATATGTATATGGACATTCGTCGCAATTCTCTAAATAATGAGCGACCATATCAATAGCGTCTTTCTCTGCGCAATAGTGCACATCAGATTTTTTGACAAATTCGCCCAATAGCGTTAACTCTGCTAAATTACGTGAATAATCATCATTGGCGACGACGAAAATTTGGAATGTGCTCAAACGCACGGGACGAGATGAATTAGACTTAGCCATAATCTTAATTTTTAATTCGACATTTATTTTATTAATCACATTGCAAAAGTACAAATTAATTTCGACATCCCAAAATTTTTGATGTTAAAATTATTAAATTAAATGTTAAAATTCGTTTAAGATTAAATCAAATTATTTTCATTATCAACAATAAAAGATTGTGAATAATTGTGATTTTGTGTATAAAGTGTGAATTTTTCACCTTTTTTCACTTCTTCAATATATATTATAAATTTATGTAAATTTTTATAATAATATGCATATTTTGAACTTTTTAACAACATTTTAAGATTGTTAATTTTTTTATCATAGATTTGTTCAATTTCATCTTTTTTTGCAATGTTAAATTTTTGTGAATTTTCCATAATTCTTAAAATTTTAAATTCGACATTTATTTTATTAATCACATTGCAAAAGTACACACTTTTTTCGACATTGAAAAATTATTTATGTTAAAAAATGTAAAATTAAATGTTAAAAATGGTTAATGACTTTTTATTTATTTATTTATTTTATTTTATTTAAAAAGGCGAGTTACATAAAATCGTTCTGAACATACTTCCAGTCGTCCTGGATGCGCTGAGAGCTTGTCGGACACACGAAGTATCATAAGAATAATTTGAGCGCGACAGAGATGAAATGAGGCATCATGCCACTTTGTCATAAAAGTAAAATTTAAAAATATGACATTATGGCATGAATTTTAGGCCCCTAAATGCCAAAATGGCATGGTGCCCCCTATAGATAAACACAGTTACGCATTCTTGCTCTCATCTTAAAAATTTACAGGTTTAAAAGAAAATTGGCCTATAAATAATGCTTAGTCATATAAGCAATAATAGGTATAAAAGAATATAGCCATACAACTCTATTTCAATAAATTCACGCCTCGGTGACCTCAAGCTAAGAAAAATTTTTGCCTGGAAACAAAGTTTTCTTTAAATAAACAAAATAAACAATGTATTGTTTCTCTCCAAAGCGCTGAAAATCAAAGTGTTTTAGCTAAATAAACAAAGTAAACAATAAATTCTTAATATAGTTGAAATAGAATTGTATAATATAGCTTTTATAGGTATATAAATAGGATATAATAAAAAGTAAAAAATAGAAATTTTAATATAGTATAGGGGGAGCGTTGTTTATTTGTTTACTTTGTTTACACACGTTGTAACTGACTGATTTTTAATAACTTAGAAATAAACAATAATGTAAACAATAAAAATTTTTGTTTCCACTAAGAAAAAATCTTATTTTAACACTTTTTAATAGCTATAATTTTTATATCTCATAATATTTTAATACTTTTGCACCAAAATAATAAACTTCATGCATAATATGGACGATAAAAATTCTAAACTTAAAAATAGCATCAGCGCTATTCTGCCAGACTACGATGACAATGACCCGAACCAATCAGTAAATTATGAAGAGGTTATTGACCAAGAAATTGAAGCCGAACAACAGCGGTTATCCGCTGCAGACCTCGCGCGTATCAAACTTAAAGAGAAACAAGCCCTTGAGTCTAAGAAGGTAAAATCGGAACAAGAAAGACAGCAAATTGCCCAAAATATTGCAGAAATAGAAGTGTTACAGGACTCTCCAGCAGCACAGAGGTTCTTAGCTGGAGGAGAAAATGACCTCTCACCATACGCCGGAACTACACGTAGAGATGTAGTGAAGCTTCTTAATAGCCTCAATATAAATATGTCTTTGTACCTCACACGCGCAGATACGTATAATTTATTGAGTTGTCTGCTCACGTGTAATGAAAATCAGCTTGATGCTATAAACAAAAATCCAAAAGTGCCACTCGCAATCAAGATTATTATCAAGAGGCTTAAAGAAGATGCCAAATTGGGTAATATTGATACACTTGAACGGCTTTGGGACCGGGTGTTTGGCAAAAATCAAACAGCAGCATCTATACAGTTACCAGAAGGCACTCAACCCGGACTTCTTCCAAATACACTTGTATCTCGTGAAGCATATATGATTATACGTGACACGATTATAGGAAACAAAAATTAAAAAGCCGATACGACTATGAACAATTTGCTAAATGATTTAAAAATTAATTCTGTGAAGCAAGTAATTGTATGCAGAAATTTCCAAAAAGAAATAATTGGAATATATGAATCAGTAAGTGATGCGGCTGATGATTTCCTAATTGATGTTAATGACATATTTAAAGCAATCGATTCAAAAAAGCAGTTGCTTGGCTCTGGTTTTTGGAGTAGAGGTCTTATGGTTTTAGGTCAGCCAACTAAAAAGAAGATAAAATATGAGACAATACAAAACAGGGGTAAACATCGGCATCCAACTTCATCAGTTTCAGTAGTTCAGCTTGACTATGAAACAATGGCGTTTATAGCTCGTTTTGATAGCATGTATGAAGCGTTTAGCAAAACAGGTGCTCGTAACATCTCAATGTGCTGTAAAGGTAAAGCTCAATCATCAGGAGGCTATAAATGGATGTTTGAATCAGAGTATGAAGCCTTGACTAATGAAAGCAATAATGATTTGATGTAAAATGGCACAGAAAACAACACTTGAACAGCTGCAAGCTGATGTAAGAAGCAGAATACGGACTGAGAAGCTGGACCCAAAAGAGCTCCTTAAACTTGAGTTGCTCTCATCACTTGAAAAATATACAAAGGCAATGTTTAAAGCCCAGTATAGGCGCTCATTTGTAATGAATGACCATTTCAAGATGATATTCAAGGCACTTGAGAACGTGGTCGACGGAAAATGCAAGCGACTTATAATAAATATGCCACCGCGATATGGTAAAACGGAAACAGTTATCAAATCTTTTTCAAGTTGGTGCTTCGCACTCAATCCAACGTGTAAGTTTCTTCATTTGTCGTACTCTGACCTTCTCGTTACTGATAACTCGACTACTGTACGAAACATAATGATGGAGCCGCTGTATAAGCAGCTTTTTCCAGATTCACAACTTGAGAAAGAAAAAGGCTCATCAACACGATGGAAAACAGTAGCTGGCGGAGAGTTCTACGCAGTATCAACGCAAGGCCAGGTAACAGGTTTTGGTGCAGGACAAGTAGATGAAGTCGATGAAGAACAGCTTTCTTATGAAGACCTCACATTTGATAAAGAACTCGACCAAATATTAGGATTGATTGGTGCGAAACAGAACATTTTCCAAGGTGCAATTTTGATTGATGACCCAATTAAACCTGAAGATGCAGAGTCAGACCTTATACGAAATAGAATCAACGCTCGATTCGAGTCAACGATTCGTAACCGCGTAAACTCACGTAATACACCAATCATTATAATCATGCAGAGACTACATGAAGAAGACCTCTGTGGATTTCTGCTTAATAAAGAGCCAGAAGAATGGACAGTTCTTAGCCTTCCGGCAATTCATAAAGATGCTGAAGGCAATGATGTTGCACTGTGGCCAATGAAACACACACTCGAAGAGTTGTATAAGCTTCGCGAGAATGAGCCTATCGTGTTTGATACACAGTATATGCAAGACCCAAAGCCAAAAGAAGGTCTTATGTATCAAGAAGGTTTTAAAACATATAAGCCTGAACAACTGCCAGCTGGTAAAGATGCTCTGTGTAAGTGGAATTATACAGATACTGCTGATACAGGTGCTGATGCATTGTGTTCGATATGTTTTATTGATACACCTGAGTTTTGTTATGTAACAGATGTATACTACACAAAAGACCCGATGGAAGTTACTGAACCAGCAACAGCAAAAATGCTTAGCAGAAATAACACTAAAAGAGCCCGTATTGAAAGCAATAATGGCGGAAGAGGCTTTGCAAGGGCTGTTAAGAGGATTTTGAGAACTACACTTAATAACTTTGCATGCGCAGTTGAATATTTTACGCAAACTGAAAATAAATTTTCTCGTATTTATTCAAATTCTGCAAATGTAATGTCTGATGTACTTATGCCAGAAGGATGGGAAAGGCTTTGGCCGAATTTCCATAACGCGCTTATGTCATATCGTAAAGATAATAAGCGAAGAAGCCAGCACGATGATGGTCCTGATTGCCTGACAGGCGTATATGAGATGCACGCACGGCGTAATAATAGAAGAGGGATACGCCAGCGTAATTAGAAATCGCTCCAGAGTGCTCCAGTTCGTTCTGGTCGCGCTCAAAAGTTTTTTATAATAGTTTATACGCCGAAAAAATTTGAGCGCGTCCAGAATAATTTTTCACATATTTTAAACATTTTATAACAATGGAAAAAATTATTTATAACAGTGCTATTCCTTTTAAAGGCTTTGTGGCAATCAACTTATTTGGTTTAATCTTTGTTCGTAAAGAGTATAAAATGGACTTTGAAAAAGTTCGTTTTAGAAAAGCCACTTTGTTGAATCATGAATTAACTCACACAGCACAGTACAAAGAACTTCTATTCATATTCTTTATTCTTTTATATTTGCTAAATTACATTATTAACATCTTCATATATTTCAATTTTAAAAAAGCGTATAGGAACGTATGCTTTGAAAGAGAAGCGAAAGATAATGAACACGACAACGATTATTTTTCAGAAAGACGTAATTTTGCTTGGCTCAGTTATATTTTTATGGCAAAAATTAAAAAAAATAATTAATTTTAACATTTTTTAACGTGAAAAATTTTTTCGTTTGGAAAAAAGTGCGTATATTTGCGCTATAAAAAATATTCGCACGCAACGCTTAGCTAAGGGACGCAAAGTTGTTAAGTCGCACATGTTTAACAAATAAAACTTAAAAACAATGGGAATGAATTGTGGATGCCCAGCAGGTGCACATCTTGCAGACCTTCAGATTGCTGATTGCAAAGAGAGTCTAGGGCAGATTCAGAAAGTTATCATTCAGCGCCGTTATGGTTCTACTGGCGTACTGAACAAGATTGCTGCAGCCGATATTAAGACTAAGACTGCAATGGTGGCTTTGGCAACTGCTGCTGACGGCACCAAGATTATCATTTCTCCGTACATCCAAAACCCGACTACAACTCCTGGTGAAGCCCGCACATTCGGTGGCGGTAACCAGACACTTGGTGGTATTGAGATTGTTATTGGTCGTGAGGCAACTTCTTTTGAAGGTGTCATCTACCAGGAAAAGCAGTCTACCATTAAGACCATGAAGAGTTACAGCTGTGAGGACATCGGTGTTTATCTCATTGATGAAAATGGTAACATCGGGGCTATCAAAGAAGAAGTTACTTCTGGCGGTTCGACCAGCGTATTCTACAGTCCAATTCCTTTGCGTTCGTTCTTTGTGAGCGATAAAAACCTCGGCGGTTATGAAGAGCCCGATAGCAACACTATTCGTTGGAGCTTCTTGCCCAACTGGTCTGATGACTTGGAAATCATCAAGCAGACAGAGATGGACTACAATCCTCTTACAGATTTGATTAACGTTGCCAGCGCCTAAGTTTCACACTCTTTCATATTTTTCAGCTATGGCACGAGGCAAAAAACAAAAAACAGTAACTCTTGTCACTCCCTCAGGTGTAAAGCAACAGTTCGGCATTCAGCATGCCGAGCGGTTGCTTGACCTGGGACCAGCCCTGAATGGAGGCTGGACAATGGACCCTGACAGCGATTATTACTACGACGAAGAAAATGGCATTAGAGTTAAATCAGATAAAGGAGATTCTGCAAAAGCCTAAGAAAGCTCAGACTATACGTCGAGCAGACTTATTGCAGAGGCGTCTCAGATTTCACACTGAGACTAATATCACTTTGTCTGATTCTAACATGCCTACTACTATCTTTTTGGATTGGGTTAAGGGCCTGCTTCCAAAAGATAAGTATAACATATTTCTTCAGCTGTTTAAATTCCCACTACCCACTTCAGCCGTTGTCGAAGATGTCTATCGTGAGCTCGAGCGCGTGTTCTATAGTCGTAATAGCTCGTCTTCATATCAGTTCACTAACTCAGAACTTGAGGAAGATTGGGCAAACTACCGTATCGCTCATTTGCACGAACCAGACGTCTGGAAAACCGAAGGCTGGAAGAGGATGCAAGTATCTCCTAACAGTGTTCTCGTTGTTGACCTCCCAACAGAGCAAACGTCGTTCCGTCCAGAGCCTTACTTCTATTGGTTGGAGATAACCGACGTGATAGACTACGAGACCTGTGATGGTACTTGCATCCATTGGATAGTGTTCAAGCAACCAGAGAATCGTATTGCAGTTTTCGATGACACTTATATCAGAATTTTCGAGCTGGACGATAATAAGCTTAAGATTAAAGCACTCGTAACAGAGGTTCAGCATGGACTTGGCTTCTGTCCAGCTCGATTCTTCTGGTCAACAAAGCTCAACGAAAAAAGCATAGACCTTAAGAAGAATCCTATCACGAAGGAACTCACTAATCTGGACTGGTATCTATTTTTCGCTTTATCAAAACAGCATCTAGACCTTTATGCACCGTATCCTATTTATAGTGCGTATGAGGCTGATTGCCATTTTGAAAACAACGAAACTGGAGACTACTGTGATGGAGGCTTTTTGCGTAACAGTAAAGGCGAATATAAAATGCTCGCTGATGGAACAATTGAAAAATGTCCGTGTTGCAGTGAAAAGCGAATAGCTGGTCCTGGTTCATTCTTGGAAGTACCAATTCCAAATCAGGCTGAAGGCATTGTTGATATGAGTAATCCTGTGCAGATTACAACGATTGACAGGGATTCTCTTGATTATAACGTGGACGAATGCAAACGTCTACGTGATGACATTATTATATCTGTTGTCGGCTCAGGTGGAACTGTTAGTGAAAAAGAAGCTATTAATGAAACACAGGTAGCCGCTAATTTTGAAAGCAAAACATCAGTTCTAAACAGCCTTAAGACCAATTTTGAGCAAGCCCAGAAGTTTGTAGAAGATACGATTTGTAAACTCAGATACGGAAGCGATTTTATTTCTTCTTCTATTAGTTGGGGAACTGAGTTCTATGTATTTACGGTTACTGAGCTATACAAAAAATATGAAACTGCCAAAAAGAATGGCATGTCAGAAGCTGAACTCGATGCAATTGTTCAGCAGATTATAGAGGTTGAGTACAAAAACAATCCACAAGTGCTGCAGAGAATGCTTATTCTTAAGCAACTTGAGCCTTACCCTCATAAAACACTTGATGAAGTACTTAAGTTGTCTGAGAAAAACTTGCTTGATTCAAAAAAAGTTATGCTCAAGCTTAATTTCAGCAGCTACATTGATAGATTTGAACGCGAGAATATCAACATCATACAGTTTGGAGCAAATAAATCACTCAAAGATAAAATATCAATTATTAACAAAAAGCTATTAGATTATGTCGCAGAAGACCAAAAAGCAGCTGCAGCAGGAGCTCAAGGAGCTCAGCAGCGAGAAGGAACAGCTCTTGCAGGTCAAGAAAGCTAATGAAAAAGCCTTCACCAAAGAGCAGCAGAATCGACTCAACGAAGTAACCGAGGCCATCGTTGACCTTGAGGAACAGATTGAGCTTGCTCCTGAGAGTGAAACACCAGAAGCCAAAGTGGCTGCAGCGCCTAAAGGTACTGAAAAACTGGTTCAAGTAAAGCTGTCTATGGGCAACCGTTTTGACCCGAAGACTGGAAAAGAGATTAATAAGCCTGTCACTCAGTCATTCAACTATGGTGAATGGCAGCTGTTCAAAAAGAACTACAAGCTTCTCGGCTACACTATCACAGATGTAATGAACGACCCGTTCAAAGATGCCACTCCCATGATTGGTAAGTAATTAACAACCAAATTCCCAAAGTATTATGTTAACAGTAGAAATGCTTCAGCAGAACACTCAGCTTTCAGGTTTGACAGTTGAGCAGTTCAATGCCATAGCCGAAATGTCAAAAAATGACGAAAATACGGTTATTGGCACTAAAATTGGTGCTTTGCATGGTCAGTATGACAGTGACATTCTGAGTATCACAGGTGTTGCAAAAAACTCTGGTGAGAAAAGTTATGATTATCTCAAGCGTGTGCTTAATGCAAATAAGACCGACCTTGAGACACTGGCAACAACAAAACAAGAATTGGCAACTGCTAAGGCTAAGGTTACAAGCCTTGAGAAGAAGATTTCTGAGGGCGCTCAGGATGAGACTATCAAGAAGCAGCTCAAAGATGCTCAGCAGCAGGTTTCTCAGCTTCAGAGTCAGCTTACTACTAAGCAGAATGAGTTTGAGACAGAGAAGCAAAAGCTTCAGGCACAGCTCCAGGCAACTCACGTCGACTATGCCTTTGCTGCTGCTACTGCAGGCCTTAAATTCAAGGCCGGCATTACAGAAGGCATTCAGAAAACACTTCTCAATGCTGCTAAGGCAGAAGTTCTTCAGCATGGAACGCCTGAATTTCAGCAGAATGCTGATGGTACTCAGAAGCTCGTTTTCCGTGGAGCTGATGGTAACATTCTGAACAACCCGAAAAACAATCTTAATCCGTATACGTTCGAGGAACTTATCATGGAAACATCTGTTAAAGATGTAATTGATACTGGTCGCAAGCAGTCTGGTGGCGGTACTAGTCCTCTTGGCGGAGGCAGTGGAGGTGGTTCAGTACTTGACCTCTCTGGTATGAGAACTCAGCTTGAAGCTGATAAAGCAATTGAAACCTATCTGCTTGGAAATGGTATCACTCGTGATTCTGTTGAGTTTGCTGAGCAGTCGATGCAATTGC